ATGTTAAGTGACTCAAAAATTAGAAGTGCAAAACCGAAAGAAAAGCTTTATAGGCTTGGTGATTCCGATGGTTTGTGTGTTGAAATAAAACCTAATGGCAAGAAGTATTGGCGCTATCGTTTTCAATGGCTCAAAAAAACACAAATGATGAGCTTAGGTGAATACCCTATTGTGGGATTAGCTGAAGCCCGTACTAAAAGAGATGAAGCTAAATCTTTAGTTGCAAGCGGTATAAATCCAGTTGAAGAAAAAGAAAACCAAAAAAAGGCTAAATCTGATGAGTATGACAATAGGGTTCTCTTTAAACATGTTGCTGCAGAATATAAAGCAGAAAAATTAAATAATCGTTCAGAAAGGTATCAAGAAGCTTTTCAACGCGCCTTAGATAAAGATATTTTAAAAGTTATTGGTGATAAGGATATTAAAGAAGTCACCTCAGCAGACGTTTTGACTATCATGAAAAAGACGATTGCACGAGTTAAGCGTCAAAAAAACCATGGTACTGGCGAAGTGTCAGCAATTCAAAATCGTACTTTTATTGGCGGCGTAATGCGTTATGCAATCGCCACACTTAGAGCCGACTATGATCCAACCTATGCCGTTAAAAACGTTGTAGAACGTCCCGAAATAGAACATGCCAGACCCATGGAAAAATATGAGGCTGTGCAACTTAGAAATAAATTAAATAGCTATGGTGGATCTACTACAGTTAAAAATGCTGGCCTTGTAATGCTCTACTCTATGCTCAGGACTATCGAGATCCGCCGCATGAAATGGGAATATGTTGATTTTGAAGCTAGAACAATTACATTCCCAAAAGAGATGATGAAAAAGAAACGTATTCATATCGTTCCTATGTCTGACCAAGTTTTTAATATTCTTCAAGAACAGCGCAACATTGTAGGTAATCGTGAATATGTTTTTCCAGCCATCTATCAAGATGGGATGCTCTCCGCTACTACAATGAATAAAATGCTCGATTACATTGGCTTGTCTGATGTCACTGCTCATGACTTTCGTGCCACTGCATCAACCTTGTTAAATGAAAAGGATTACGATGACAAATGGATTGAAAAACAATTAGCGCATGCAGATGGTAATAAAACTAGGGCCACATATAACCATGCCAAATATTTAGAAAGCAGGCGAAAAATGCTACAGGACTGGGCTAATATTGTGGATAGCTGGGCGGTTTAACCGCCTTGCTTCTTCTGAAAATGCCACCAGACTTTTTTATAATAAACTTCGTCACGCAAGAAATTAATTTTTAATTCGTTGCCATTGAGGTCATAAATTTTAGTGACCTCTCCTTTCTTATCTAGATCTGCTAATAGATCTGCAACGCGAGAATATGCATGATAATGAATTTTGATTAACTGTGAAGACATAACAATAATTCAAAGTAATTTTAATAATGATACATCAATCCATCGTTCAAGTAAGTTAAGTGTATTGCGCAAATTTATGCTCATATTTGCTTAATATTGATATTTTTGCGCAAAATTATTCTCAGAAGAAAAAGGCTATTTTAATTACTCTTCTATTTTTTGATACAAAATGCCAATCAAACATAAATGTTATTTTTTCTCTAGTTACTATTTTTCAATAACTTAAATTAATATCGAGAAGTTGGCCAAATACTGCAGCTGCTTTGGCCAACCTTAGGTAGTTGGTACAAAATGTCAATTAACAACACACTGTACGCAAATGCTGACTCTAATATTATTTTTGATCGTATGGGCTGTGCAGCCCGATAATAGAATACACAGCACAGTAATAATCGAAGCAAACTTAGTTCGCTTACTGTGAAAGATTTTCATGCTAGCCGATCCGGTTAGCAATCCAGCCATAGAAAAACTGTTCCTGCTTTGGATTACGCTCACAGATTTCAATGTAGCGTTGCCCTTGCATAATATTGAGCACTCGCACCAGAACCTTCTCACCTTCTTTCCCACGTTTTGACAAGTATGTTTTAAGGGCACCTAGCGTTGCTGAGCCATAAACACCATCAACCTCTAAATCTGCATATCCAGCTTTACCTTGGTTATTAAGCAAGTTCAAAGCTCGTTGTAAAAGAGGTTTTGCAAATCCGGTACCGCAATTCACACCAGTGTCTAGAAGCTCTTCAGCTACTGCAGAAGAAACAGCATTTACTTGGTCAAATCGCGGAGCTGTCCAGTATTGCTTCTTGTAAATAGCTTTGGCGACATCAAGCGGCAAATCTTTCATGTTTCCTTTAAATCCGTTTGCTCGAGCAACTGCTTCAGTAATACCGTATTTGGTTGCACCGCCCCGATCTGCCGGGTTATTTACATAACCGCCTTCACGTTTGATCAATTCTTCAAGGTATTGTTCGATGTTCATTTAAGTTTCCTTTAGACAATAAAAAAGCGCCCTTAGGCGCACAGTCAATAAAAAGCCGATCTCAAATAAGTCGGCTTCATAAGTTTTGTTTCATAGCTTTAAAATATATATTTAAAAAAAGTCGTAATAGCAGTTATTGCTCCAGCAACACTACCAATTACTAGGGATATAGCTTTACCCCAAGCCATGATTACAGCAGCTCTACCTGCGTCTTTCTCACTCATTTTACCCTCTATACTTATACCGGGTTTGGTGCTAACATTTTCCTCAGATTGATTCATTAATAGTTAACCCTCCTTAACTGTTAACCAAAACCCTAGTGTTGGCGCACTGGGGTTTTTGCTTTTTTGGAATAAAGTACATTTCTTACTTCCTATAGAATTAATAGACGAACTTTACCCCCTTCCGTTTTTTAATATCAGGCGGAAGGGCTTCCGCTAACTTTGTTAAAAAATTGTTTCTGTTAGTTGACTCACGCTTCATACCCGTTTTCCTACCCGTAAAAAAAGAATTACCACCCGAAGGTGGTCGTTTCATAATATTGGTTGTCGATAGTTTTTCGTAGTAGTCAGCGGCTTGCAGTGTCAACAGGTAATTTCTCTCTTATACTTGATACTTCTAAACAAAACCTCCCGAAGGCGGCATTAGCTGTTTTCAATGTCTTTTCTGGCTTTCTTAAACTCTTTGATTACTTCAACGATCGTTTTACCTTCCTGTTTATCTATAAAATTAAAGATCCAACGGACTAAAGCCCAACCGGGTAAACCACAAACAAAGAAGAACCCACCTAGAGCAATCATCCCCCATACATCAGTAACCCATTCATGAAGTCCCCACTTCACAATAATGAATGAGCCGCCAGCAAGGCTTGATACAACAGTACAGATCAAACCAACTGCCCACTCTTGTGGTGAGCGAGGCATACGTGTCATCAATACAACTGCTGCCACTAAAGCGACCGCTAAAGTCACCATAATTGCTGCACCATAAAATTTTAAAATTGCTGTTAAACCGCTTGTGGAAACTGGTTCCATAAATCTCTCCAGATATTTTTAGACAATAAAAAAGCACCCCAATTGGGTGCTCATAGTTCTTTTAAGGTTTAAAGGGTTTGTAAGATTTTCCCTCCGTTAATCAATTGAGTTGTTAGAGGTGCCACCCCAACAATTGCAGGTCCACCCGGCCCCGGCTGGCCTTCCGTCGTTCCATGGTATTGCCAATTCCATGTTCCACCATTGGTAGACTTGGTACCACGTTCGCCCCATCCACCGCCATCACCTGATAATGGAGATCCATAACGGTCATTTTGGGTTCGATAACCTTTACCGGGTACCGAAGCTTCGGCATCAGTGATTTTTAGAACATTGAAATAGCTTCCAAAGTACCAACGCCAGTCTTGTGAATCGTTAGTAATAGGTTGTCCGGTCATAACCCGACCAAAAGGTGCTCCAGCTCCACCGGGAATACCCTGAACTCCATACGATAATCCAGTATAAATACCACTTGGTGTTGCGCCGCCACCAGATCCGCCTCGAGCCAGAGTTCCACCATCAATAATCAGGTTTAGTTTACTGTGCCGGTTTAATAGACCGGGTGCTCCCTGAAAACCATCACGACGGGTTTTTGTAAAGTTGTAATCCGGATCGGTAGACCATGCACCAAATGCCAAATGTGGCAACCCGCCATCTCCACCACGTCCAACTACAGCACCTTTAATCGTCAGATTCACAACCAGATCAGGTGGAAACTCACCAGTATCAATAGCAGGTAATTCTGATGCAGCTGGAACGATATACTCTCGTTTTGGAGGACTAGAGTTGTAGTCAAATTTATAGACAAATCTGGTTTCTGGTCGGTAAGAACTCGAACTTGAAACCAGCGCACCAGCTTCAACTACAAAGCTAATTTCGCCAGTCGTTGGCAAATCCCCTCTTTGCATCTGATACAAACGCGCCAAATTAATATCAAGCTGGTCATATCGAATGTAAATCGGTGAATCATCTACTGGCACATCAATAAAGTCCTTGTCATTGAGGTAATAACGTTCATCGTAATTAATTGCCGTAATGGTATTAGAGAACTGGTCAGCCGGTTCCCTTTTTGCAACCAGATAAGGCAGTGAGCCTTTGGTATCGTCATTAACTACTGTATAGATGGTATTTACAAAATCATCAGGACTTAGCTTTAAGGCCCCGTTCGGTAACCGCCCTAAAACCACCTTGTTCTTGGCAGATCCAGCGGTAACAGGAATAAGGTCCACTGTGCCATCCCCCATTTGCAAATAAATCACATAGCTCTTGCCTGCAATGAAATCTACATCATGGCTTAAGGTGAGGATTAAACCCTCTTGCTGTACCACTTCCCCGCTTTGATGAATACCATTGCGATAATCAGCTACAGCGATCCGGTCACGTAAAACCAGTAATTCTGATTCAGGTGCTGCATCAAAGGTAATGGATTTACGCTGGAACCGAAGCTTGTTCCAGAGCCGGTAAGCATTAAAATGAGCTTGCCATTTATTCCGTACACCAACGGATTTCACTTCTTTCGGGTTCTTTGCTCCTTTGTCTGGCAAATAGATATTGATACGACTATCGTCGGTCGGATCCGTGTATTCATAGATCAGTCCATCGTAGTCATCCATCACGCCAAAGGTAAGGTCATGCTTGTAACTATCCGGAATGATATTCCTGAAGTTAAACAGCATTACCGAGTTATCAGTTGGACGTTCAAAATAAAGCTTGAGCTTATTGTTTTGCCGATATGCGGTACAAAATACGGCATCACAAAGATTGGTAACCAGCTCTTCAAAAGACAGGTTTGTATCATCAATCGTAGTACAGAACTCAGCCGCAAGTGGTGTACCAAAATAATCAACTACATCGTTATAAGTCCGATAGATATTTTCCAGATCTATTTCGTCGATCGTACGGCGGCCTATCTTGTCATCCAGTGCCATTGAAACCAATGCATCAGCAAAGCTTGATGTTGGAAATAGCTCTGTCGTCATTGCGCCGTTTTTAAAAGTCGGTAACATCCGCTGAAGATCAAAATTGATCTTGCGGGACTTAACAGATAAAGCTCCAGTGGTTGCATAAGTGCGCGCACGAAAAACCGTTTCATGTTCATACACTGTGCTTTGCAAAGGATAAGCACCATAAAGCGCCTGCCACTTTACTTCATCTACTACCGTTGTAACCGCCGGTGTTGGTGTTAAACGACGTGCACGGACACTACAGCGACCTTGAAATGTCACCATATCCAGCGTTGCGCCAACTGTCTGACGTGACTTTGCCGAACCCTTTAGAATGATCTGCTTTAGCATTGGATTACCAATGGCTGCACCCGATTCATTTACCGGCGTTACTTCTACTTCAATCGTGACGTTTACAGCTCCCTGATTTCCACCTGAAGAAACTGTGTAAAGTCCATTTGTGGCCACAAAGTTACATAGCACCCGACTTCGTTCGACATTGTCCAGAATGAATGGACCAATCCACTTTTCACCTATTGAACTGATCTTTGGTGATAAAGCTGCTGTTTGCTGGGCACTTAACTCTTTAACTTTTAACCAGTTAGCATTAACGGCCGCCGGATTTGATAACGTCATTCGATCATCAGCTACCGATAGAACACTGTAAGTGCCGTTTAAATCATAAGTCTGGCCGTTAAACGTGAATGAGGCATTCGTGATTTCTACGCGGTCATTACTTACAAACTTAGTGGTTAAATCTGTGTTGTTTGCCGTTGCCCGAAGAATCTCGTTTGGATATGCAAAATGAAGGTAGTTCGTACCTTCTAAAGATTGTGTATCAGCAGGACGTAAAACTTGGCCATTAACAGAAGTTTGATGCTGAACCGTTAAGGGTGGAGTTGTAATTTCGGTACCAAGCGAGAAATATGGCTCACCCGAGACAATATCGACACCCGGTCGAAAGACTTCTACCGATGCGCCGGCAATATCAACAATGTTGGTTTCACCGTCATATGCACCGTTAATTTTATAGTGACCACGACCAATACAACCAACAACATGCTCTACTTCGACATTGTTTTCATATACCTTGTAAGGCACAGTAATCAGATCAGGGGTATCGTTAGCGGCACCATAAATATCTGCGATACGACCATTTACGCGAGTTTTATTTTCACGGTTTGATAATTCGTTATTTGCAGACGAGGATTGATTGTTATTCTGGTTGGTTTGGGTAATTGAGGGCACAGGCATTAATAATGCAACAGCCACACCCATAACTATAGAAGCAACCGCTATCCAAGCTAGAGTTATGGGGTCTATACCCTTGGGATTCTCAATTACAATGAAAGTGCCTGGCAAGAAATCGAGCTGCTTTAATTCATATGCATTCTTCGGTGTGACTTCATTCGCAAATGAAATTTCCGCATGATCCATATTGCTTATGGTATGAAAAATACGGACATGCTCAGGCATATGGTCATATTTTGAAGTAAGCCATTGACCCAAAGTTTCGGCGTGTTCAATTGTTTTGTCTTCGGATAAAGGGTCTTGTTTATAAATAATCTTAATCATAGAAACTCACACGATTAAATCCAAATGCTTGAACGACTTGAATTGGCATCCATGAAACGCCTGATTCCTGCAAATGCAAAATACGCCCCAAACGAAAAAGCCCCACATGTGGGGGCTTGTTTCGGTATCTAGAGTGAAAGGCGACTATGCAGCCTTCCTTGGGCATGGGCAATGGATTTAGTAACTTCAATCTTGATGGCAGAAATACCTTCTCTTTGACGGGCTTCATAAAAAACTCAAGCGCCTCTCCTCGATCAATATCATATAGATCCATTGCAGCTTCATGTGCGAAGTGAACACAGTTGTAGTGTTCCTCGTCATATTGCTTATCGAGCAAATGATCGTGACTCTTCATATAGCCCCCTTCAAACCACTAAAACGATCAAGCGAAAAGATATCTCCAGTCTTCGCAGTATTTAATCTTGGTGATTCAGCCTTGAATGTCACAGCTTTATGGTTCATGGCAACACTGGAGAGTTGCAGTCCGAGTAAATAAAACATTGGAGAATTCAGATTGTCTGAACTGTAAATCCGGTAATTTAC